GGCAGCGGCGACACGGCCGCGGGCCCTTCATCGGGCGCGCCGTTGCCCGACGGCGCTTCCGGCGCGCCGGGCCCACCCTGCGCACCGCCGCCGAACAGCGCGCGGAGGTCGATGCCGGCGTCGCCCTGGCCGAGGCCGCCGCCATCGCCCCCATCGGGCGGCGGCAGGCCTGCGATGCTCAAGGGGCTCCCGCCCGCTCCACCCTGGGAACCCAGCATGCCCTGTGCTGCGGCATCGGCGTTGGCAAGCGCCGGCACGGTGTCGATGGCGCCCCTGGCCAGCTCGCCGGCCTGCTGCAGCTTCTGAAGCTGCTCGGCCTCCTGCATCTTGGCGTTGCGCGCCTCGCGCAAGGCCGCCACCTCGTCCTCCGGCACCAGCCATTCGGGCTCGCCGCCGATGTAGGCGGCCCCGTCGCGCATGAGCTTGTCGACGTCGAAATTGTCGAGCACCTCGATGGCCTTGTCGGGCGGCAGCATCTTGGCGGCCTCGCCGATGCTGGTCATCGTTTCTTTCGCCTTCATGAGCTTCTGGCGCTTGTAGGCGATCTGGATCGGGCCATCGAACTCGAACTCGACATCGGCGCCCCTGAGCTCCGGCGGCACGAACTGCAGTCCAGGTCCCGGCGAGCCGTCGGGGAGCAGCACGGGCAGCCCGTTGGTGAAGTGGCCGAGCCGGAGGTTGAACCCGAACGCGGCGTCGAGCAGCATGGCGTTGTGCACCTCGAACGGCTCCACCGCCGGCCCGATCGAGCGGATGTATTCGGAGATGCGCTGGTTGATCTCCGGCACCGTCATGTCGTTGTTGCCGACCGGGAGCGAGAGCTTGTTGATGAACATGGCCGCCGCGAGCACTTCGCGCGTGTCCCGCTTCATCTCCAGGCCGATGGGCAGGTTGCCCTTGTGCTCGACGGTCCTGAGCGAGGCGCCGCCGCGCTCGTCGTAGTCGTAGTCCACGTAGTTGACGGCGCCGGGGAAGTTGCGCACGTCGCCCAGCACCGCGTTGCGGGTGGCGATCCACGGCGGGTCGACGGCCAGTTCGCCGGCGTCCATGAGGACGCGCTCCTGGTTCTGCAGGAGGCGGGCTTCGACCAGGCCGAGGTCTGCCGCCGGCGAGCGGGCATAGGGGCTGCCATGCTGCAGCTGCCAGCGCCGCACGGTGTAGGGGAACTCGAAGTAGCCGCCCTCCCGGATGATCGTGCCCTGGCCGGGGTCGATGTAGGCGGAGGCGTACTGGTAGGGCCGGGCCCGCTTGCGACCGCGCGCATAGGGCCCGTTGCGGACCGTCAGCCCGTAGGGCTCATAGCGGTCCCATGGCAGGCAGATGTGCCTCAGCTCGATCTCGTAGTGCGGGTCCTTCTCCTTCAGTGAGGAGTAGACCTGCGGCAGCGGCTGCTTGAACACCTTCTCCCAGTTGCACACCGCCAGCTTGAACTTGCGGTGCATCTCATCGACGAGGCGGGAAACGTTCTCGGCCCAGGCGCAGTCCCGGAAATGGAAGCCCTGGAACACCATCAGGCCGTCGCGCTCCGGGCTCTCGAAGTGGCCGATCACCGAGTTGCCGAAGGCGATCACGTCGCGGTCGGAATCCTCCATGGTGGCAGCGAACGAGGCGCGGTGGCAGTAGAGGAGCGTGCGCTGCTTGTCCCGCGACTTGGCGAACCAGGCCTCCGAGCGCTCGGTGTTGCGCCAGTCGTCCTGGGCCTTGATCTCGAACCACTGCTGGTTCTTGGGCCGCGTCAGCGAGCTCATCGCATAGGCGAGATCCCTGAGGTTCTGCGCCGGCAGAGACGTGTAGAGGTGATCGGCGAACTCCTCGCCCTCCACGAACTCGGTGGTGAAGTTGGCGCGCGCGGGATAGATCTCGTCGGCCACCGTCTGGCACAGGTCGTCGATCTGCCCCTTCTTGCCGAAGCGGGCGTTGGACAGGCGCAGCAGCTCGCGGGCGTTGGCGTCGGACATCTGCGGCTCGTCTCGTCAACCCGTCAGCAGGGCGTTGCCCGCCATGGAGTTCACTCCGGTGCGGACCTGCGCCGGCGTGTAGGTGGACCGGGCCGTCTGGGTCTGGCCCAGCTGGTTGGCGATGCGTCCCGACGGCGCCGACAAGAGCCGCGTCCTGGCGCGCAGCGCCGCGCGCCGGGCGGCCTCGTCGTCCTCCTGCGGCAGCGGCGCCTGCGGTTGCGGCGCCGGCGCCGACCCGCCGAACAGACCGGCCATGGATATGTCCTCCTCAGCCGCTCAGGAGAGCGGGCATCGGGCCCGGCAGGCTGGCCGCCGTCGGCACGCGGCCGACAAGGGCCGGCCCGTACTGCGGCGGCCCACCTTGTCCGAGAGCCGCGTGTTATAGCGGTCGCTGTAGTCGAGATCATCCTTTTCGGCTGCGGCGTCCGCCATCGGTCTCTCTCCATCACCCCGTCAGCAGCGCGCTGCCGTAGTCCCCAAGCCGCTCCTCGCGGCCCGCACTCACTCCCGTGCGCGGCTGCTGGTCATCGGCCGGCGTCGTGGGCCTCCGCGACGGGTCGCGCTGCTGCACCTGCGCAACCGGCGGCGGCAGTGGCTTCGGGCCCTTGGGTTTGGAGAAGAGCGCGCTCATGGACGTGGCCTGAGGTGTCGGGGTTGCCTACCGGTGACCTCTCGGGACCGTCTGCTCGCGCCGCTCGCGCTCGTCGAGCCAGTCCCTGGTGATCTGCTGCTCGCCCGCGAGGATGTCGTCGCCGTCGGCGCCGGGGATGGAAGGCGGCACCCTGCGCATCGCCCCGCCCTTGGGGTTGAAGGGCGGCACCGGGTAGCGCCGCGGAGCCGCCCAGTCCGGCGGCGGCTTGATGGAGCCCGACAGCAGGGCGGGGCCGCCCAGCCGCATCGGCCGGTCCTCGTCGCGGGCACCGTTGCCCTGGGCCAATTGGGGAAAGAGTCCTGCCATGCCGAACTCCCGTGCCGGACGGACCATGGTACGCTCAGCCGTGCTCGCCGCCGCCGGATGATCCTTGCGTGTAGGAGTGGCCGCTGCGGCGGAAGCGGGAGTAGCGGGAGCGGTTGGGGTTGACGGACTGCCCGGGAAGGCGGCTGATGCTCGCCCGCGAACCGTGGGCCAGCTTCCTTGCACTGCCCGAGTACCAGGAGAGCATGACGCCGTCGGCCTTGTCGGGCGACCGTCCGATGAGCTTCCTGATGTCGTCCTTCTCCCCGATCTTGATCCTGGCTCCGGGCATCTCGCGATAGCGGAGGGCGGCGAGTTCCTGCTTCAATTCGCCGTCCGGAGGCAATGCGATCTTGTAGCCCGAACCCGGCGCCAGGCATTCCCGCAGCTGCCAGTACGCCGAGGCCCTGACGTTGAGGAACGTATACTTGCCGTCGGCCGACCGTCCCTGGCCTTCGGCGGACGGGACGAAAGCCAGGAGCGAGAACCCGTCGTTCGCCTTCAGGTGGTCATAGGTCGAGCCGCCCCAGCCGCCGCCCATGTCGATGTTGATCTGGGCCCCGTCGCGCTGGTGCTTGACGATCAGCGCCGCGCCGCTGGGACCGTCCGGGGTTGCCTCGCCGGGCTCGCTGATGAGCGGCGCGAACCACTGATCGTAGCGCGGCGCCAGGATGGTGCGGTCCTTGCCGCCTTGGGCGATGTCGACCCCGATGGCCGTCATGGCCGTCCCCTGCGGGGGCTCCGGCGTCCATCGCTCCTGAGCGGCGATGATCCAGTCGGTCGGGATCAGCTGCCATGCATCGTCTCTGGCGGAGACCGTGAAATCGCCTTCCGCGTGGCTCTTACGCAAATCCTCGGGCAGAAGGGCCAGCCGGTTGCGATAGTCGCCGCGATCGTAATCCGGGTTGTTGCTTAACCCTGAGCGGATGAACGTGCGCGTCAATGCCCTGACGGGCTTGCCGAGCAGCATGTCAGGCTCGGGCTCCTCTTCGAAGAACTCGAACTCGCTCAGGGAGCCGGGGCGGCGCTTGAAGTGAAGAAGCTTGCCCTCGGGGTAGGGATAGAAGGGGTGCTTCTTGTCGAGCCATGGCGCGAACCAGCGCACGATCCATTCGCCATCGGCCGTGGTGGGCGGGTTGGTTGCCAGCACCAGCCGGCACCTCTGGCTGGGATCGGCCGATCTCAGCCAGGTGATGATGAACTCCACCATCTGCTCGAGGAACTCGGACGCCTCGTCGAAGCCGATGAAATCCTTGGGCTGTCCCTTGTAGCCGCGCTCGTCGCCGAGATGCTGGCAGCCGCCGAACTGGAGGAGCCGCGGCCCGAGCTTCCAGGTGTGCTTCTGGCCGTTGTAGCCGTTGCGGTGGCCGACGATCTCCTCAAGCCGGTCGGCGAGAAAATCCACCTCCTTGTTGTGGCGCCGCAGGATCAGCGAGCGCTTATGCTCCTGCGAGCCAAGGCCCAGCAGCACATCGGTCTTGCCGCCGCCGACCTCGCCGCCATAGAGCAGCTGGTCGGCCAGCGAGTAGTACGCCTCCATCTGCGGGCCCGGATTCGGCACCCAGGCCATGCGGCCGGTCTCCGCATCGACAAGCTCGTCGAGCTTCTTCCTGTCTTCGGGGCTCAAGCCCTGGACGCGGCCGATCAGCTCATCGAGCAGCGCCGCCGCCGCAACGTTCCCGCCGACCATGAGCCAGGCCTCAGCCGGGGTTGCCGGTCATCGCCGGCCCGGTCCTGGCGGCTGCCGCCTTGCGGGCGCCCATCGCCAGGATCAGGGCAAGCCGGCGAGCGAGGTCGTCGTTGCTGCGCTCCGCCGCCGCCGCATGGACCGCCGCTTCCGCTTCGGCCTTCTGGCGGTTGTCCGCCTCGTACATGCCGAGGTGCTTGCCCATCTCGACGAGCGAGGCCTGCTTGTTGTGGAGCTTGAACCGCGTCTTGATGACGGCCACTCTAGGCTTCTTGCCGCTCTCGCCGGCCTCCACGCCCGCTGCGTCCTGCGCGTCGGGATCGGATGAGAGCACCGTCTCCTCGATGATCTCGCCGATCGCCGCCGCCTGCTCGCGCGTGAGCCTTGAGAAGTCGGCATAGGGCCGTCCGTCGGACCCGATGCTGATGTAGTCGAGGATGTTGGAGAAGCCGATCTTCTTGTGCTCGCGCATGACCATGTCGATGGTGACGCCGTGCCTCTCCTCCACGGCGGCGCGCAGTTCGGCAATCCTTACCGCAACCTTGGCATGCGCCAGCAGTTCGCTGGCCTTGACATGGACTGTCTGGGGTTTGGTCGTCGCCGCCACGTCATAGGCCCTGCGGTAGGCCTCGCTGGCATTGCCCAGTTCCATGTAGAACCGTGCGAATGCGTCCTGCTTGGGCGTCAATCCTTCCCCGCCGCCGACCCCTTGCGCCTTCAGTTCCCCGATTCGGAGTCTGATCGGAGTAGATCGCAGCAGCTTCTTGGCGTTCGACGCCACTGCATCGGCGGACATGTTCGCCCTGTAGGCCGCGCGATACGCGTTGGACGCTGCCCCGCGCCTGCCGTTGGCCTTCACGTAAGCCTGGCAGAAGGCCTCCTGCTGGGCGGTGAGCTTCTTCGCTGGCATGGATGGCTTCGCGGCGGCGCCGGCGCAGCCCAATCGGGCGCCCGGGGCGGTTTCAGTTCATCCGCGGCAGCAGGCCCTTGGCCTCGAACTGCTCGCGGATCTTGGCGTCGAAGGAGTAGACGTGGGCCACGTACCAGGGCTCGCCCCTGCGATCGACCCAGCCCCAGCTGATGGCGATCCGGTTCCGGCCCGGCCAGACCCTGATCTCGCAGTCCTCGTTGGTGAGCCGCGGGATACCCAGCCCCTTCTCGAAGAACCTCTGCTTGGCGAGCTTGCCCGAGTCCTCGAACACGGGCGTGCCGTTCATGACCGCCGCTTCGACGTTGACATAGCCGGGACCCAGCCGGTCCACCTGGGGCTTGATGCCGTGGGGGAGACGAAAGCTCATGGCACGTTCGGCGCGATCAGCCATTTTCGACACCCATGCTCAGCCGGCACTCGGCCCGCGCCCATCCAGTACACTCAGTCCGGGCTCAACCCGTAAGGAGCGCCTTGCCTGCATCCAGCCGGGGACGTGCCTTGCCGGCCTTCTTCATGGCGATGGCGACCGCCTGCTTGTCGGCCTTGCCCTTGCCGAATTTGGCGGCCGTATGGGCGTAGGTCTTGCCGGTGTGCAGTTCGGCGATGTTGGCCGAAACGGTCTTGGGGCTGGCGCCGGCCTTGAGAGGCATCGGCTCAGCCCTTGACCCGGCTCAGCCGCGGGTTGGCGCGCTTGGCCCCTGCCGAGGCATTGCGCGCGGCGTTGGCGAGGATGGCGCCGGCGCGCTCCTTGGAGACGCCTTCCTTCTTGGCGATCTTGGCCTGCACGGCCTTGAATCCAGGGTGCTTTGCTGACTTCGCCACGACTTTCTCCTCTTCGTTTGCTTGTGCTGCCCACCGGTCCGGTGGCGCGACAGTAGGCCGACCTGCCACTGATGGCACGGTGGCGGTAGTGGATCGGCCCAATGACGTGGCCAGCTTTCCTTCTGCCCTGAACTCTCCATCGAGGCTCAGGAAGTCAGGCGGCTGATCCATTAGCTCCCAGAACGCATCGTCCCGAAAGAGCAGGCGGTTGTTCGGGAAAGCCCCGATCAGCCCGCTCTCCAGGAAGCAGAGATGCAGCTGCTTGTGCTGCTCGGGATCGTCCGCCAGGTCCGACCCGGTGAAGTCGATCGAGAACCTATACTGCGCCGGCACCTTGCCCGGCAGCACGTAGGCCCTGCCGCTGGCGATGAGGTCGAAGGCACAGACCCCGAACCACTCGGCGAACGTGTCCCACGGCTGGATATGTTCCATGCCCTCGGGCACCGGGCATGGCCTGTGGCAGAGCCCCTCGATGGGCACCAGGAACGAAGCCCCGCCGGTGTCGTTGGGGGAGCCGTCGTCCGGCTCCCGCAGCATGCACTGGAAGGAGAGGCTTGCCCCCCTCACGCACCGCACCCCGTAGGCGATGGCCGGGATATACTCACCCTGCCGATCCCGAAGATTGCGGGTGTACTCCCGCCGCACCAGGCACTTGAAGTAGGGGATGGATGCCGTGAGATAGGGCATGCACGCTCCCACCTTCCGTGCTTCTGCCGCTCTGCGGCCATGCTGGCCGAGGCCCCCGGCGCTGCCACCCCACACGCGAACCCGGACTGTGGACGATCACCTCCAGGCTCAGGAGGGACGATCATGCCAACCAACGAAGGGGCTTGCCGCTGACAAGGCGGCCAATGGGGTTGAGGTGCGCCCACCGCGTGGAAAGGAACGGGGTGGCAGCGCGGGGGGCCTTCTGACCCTATCCCAGAAACACAAAAGCCGCCCGAGTGGGGCGGCTTTGCTGTCTCTCTGGGGCAGGCTTCGATGACGCTACATGGGCTTGGCTCCTGGGTTGCCGCATTGCTTGCCGCGCAAAAACTGTGTCGCTCCGGAGCATTCTCCGGGCACATTTGGCGCACACTGCATCTGGCTTATCGGCTCAACAGGGCGACCAACGCACGGCGGATCGGCGATTCACGCGCATGTCCCGTATAGCCTATGCGATTCGCCTCGCGCAAGAGGCAAGCGGCTGGCCGAGGCTTCGCAACGTGAGGCGATGCGAGATCTTGCCTTTCCTCACGCCCGCTCCACGGCCCAGGCCGGCACGGACATGTCCCGGACGGCCCCCAGCATGACCCCCTGGACCTTCGCCCATTCCCCGTCGAAGCCCAGGAGAAGGCCGCTCCAGTCCGTCAGCGCACCCTCCTTGTACTCGCCGCTGATCCTGATCGCCTCTCCCGCCCGGAGGCTCTTGTGGACCTCCGTCAAGGTCCGCCTGACGCCCTCCTTGTCCAGGAGCTTGAGGCGGGCGATCTCCGCGGGCTTCAGCGCATAGGGCTGGCCGCGATCCATTCCCAGCACGGCCAGACCGAAGTGGAAGTAGTCCGAGACCTTGAGCATGCGCTGGTAGTCTTCGGGCCCCAATCCCTTGCGGAAGCCGAAGTAGCAGGTGCGATGGATGATGGCGACCGGCCGCTCGACCTTGCGCCCCTTGGGCGTCTTGCGCCAGCGGTAGTCGGTCGGTGGATGGATCGACGGCAGGCCGGCCAGCCTGCGCACGTGGTAGTCCACCTCCCACACCGGCTTGTTGGGCGCGACCTTGACGGGGTAGTAGTCCACGCGCTCCGACCCGTCCTGCATGGCGCTCGTCATCCCTTCTGCTGTTCTGCCAACCGGGCCGCGCGCAAGTTGAAGTTCATCTTGGCATCCGAGAGGATGGCGTCTCGGTTGAGCTTCAGAAATGGTCTCATCCAAGCGCTGTCCATTCGGCCGTCTGGCCTGCGGTCCAGGAACCGTATCAGCCAACGCAGCCCATCACGCTCCCAGCTATAGAGCCACACGCGGCGCGCTGGCCCCTCGGCCGCGTGCAGCATGGCGCTTGTGAGAATGCCGCTGAGCGCCAACGCCGCCAGCTGTTCCTCGTCATCGCTCGCCATGGCTCCTAATCCTTCTTGGATTTCTGCAAGTCCGCCGCATGCGCCCGTCCGACGACGTACCCCATGACAAGCATGACGGTGGACGCAATCCACCACGAACCCGCACCCCATGCGTCACAGTAGCCGATCATGATCGCTCCGTTTCCTATGTTCCTGTAACCGCAAATAGTGAGCCGGTCTCAGGCTTGGCAGGCATGCCATCGACGACGCGCCCCATGATGCCGGTGCCAGGAAAGATATCTGCCACCGTATCCTCTCCCGGCTTGTAGCCGAGCAGTCCAAGCGCCCACCGGCAAAAGGCGGCCGGCTTTGCTCCGGT